CCCACCGCCACCGCCAGCGCGCTGGCGGTGGCGGTGGGTGTCGCCGACATGGCGGTTGCGGTGGGTGTCGCCTCGACCGGCGCCGACCGTGCTGGCGGAATCGGCGCCGGCTTCGGCGACGTCTTACGGGCGGGCTTGCGCTTTCGCGGCTGGGTCACGACGTGGCGATCCTGACCGCCGCGGCGGCGCGCTCGGTGCCGAACACGGCCTGCAGCTCCATGCGGACGTTCCGGCTGTTGGTCAGGCCGTTGTTCGCCTCGAAGTTCGCCAGGGCGACCGGGGAGGCGAACAGGCGGCCGAACGCGGTGGTATCGACGACGGCCGGGTGCGGAATCCCCTTCGAGATCCGGCGGTTCAGGCCGAAGATCGAGCCGGGCGCGAAATTCGGGGCGAACTGGTAGAAGCTGTCGGCCGCGGTCGCTTTGCTCAGGTCGAGGGTTTCGGCGCTCGCCGGGTCGAGGATCAGCGTGTCGGGGTTGTAGCCCGCGGCCCACAGCGTGGTGATCGCCTTGCGGACCGCGGTGAACAGGTCGATTCCGGTCGGGTCCTGGTGGACTGTGACCGCCGCGATGGCGGTCTGGACGAGCGAGTCGAGCGCCTCGTTCAACGCGAGGCGCAGGTCGCTGTTGATCACCGAGTCGATCGACGGCTGCAGCAGGTACACGTTCGGGATGTTGGATTGGACGGTCGCGACCTGGTTGGGTGTGACCTGCACGATCTGCATTACCGAGTTGGTCTCGGGCTTCTGGGTGGTGGAGTCGATCGGCCGGACGGCGCTCGCCGGGGTAGCGAGGGTGCGGCTGCCCTGCGACACGACGCTGACGCTGGTGGTGTCCCATCCGATCGCGGTTTGCGGGAACGCGGGCCAGGCGTAGCGCTGATCCCATCCGAGCGGTGCGCCCTGGATCCGCATCATGGAGCTGAGGTTGAGGCCGGTGGAGAATGTGACGTCGCGGTCTTCGAACTCGCCGCGTCCGAGGGCCCGCTGTTCGTATTCGGTCCAGGGGATGACGGCGCGTTCGCCGGGGAACCCGCGGCGGCGGAAGCAGTCGGCGAGCGTGCCGCCGCGTTCGTCGCTGGAGCGTGTCTCGACGCGCAGGGAGCCCGCCGGCGGCCTGGGCGGGTCTGGGGGTGGTTCGGGTTGGCTGCGGGTCTCTGTGGGCTCTGGGGCGCTCACAGCGGGCTCGATGACAGTCTCGGGCATGGGTGGTTCCTCCTGTGAGCGCAGCTCGACGGCTGCGGCCGGGTAGCTCGGGTGGGTGACGATCGACACGTCGCGGAGCTCGCTGATTTCGTGGACGTGTCGGACGTCGCCGCGCCATTCGTCGCGGCCGACGCGCATTCGCCATGAGCCGCCTTGCAGGTCGCCGCGCTGGATCGCCTCGACGACGTCGGCGCGGGACGCCGGCGGGTCGACGGCCCAGTGCATGCCGTCGGCGCGGTCCTCGAGGTCGAGCGTGCGCGGGTAGCGGCCGAGCGGCAGGCCGGCGTGGTCGACGGTGACGACGAGATCGTCGAGCCTGGTCGACCGGAGGGCGGTCGGCTCGATGACCTCGGTGAAGCCGCCCAGGTCGCGGGATTCGACGCTGTACGGGATCACGCCCCGGATCTTCTGGCCGTCGGTCGACAGCTCCAGTTGGCGTTCCTCGAACTCGCCGAGCGGCCGGGATCGCTTCTCGCATTGCGCGGCCAGCTGGTCGAGCTTCTTCCGGGCGGCGGCGATCTGCTCGTCGGTGGCGCCCGTGACCTGGTTCAGCCGTCCGCGGGCGGCGGCCACGCCGTCACAGTTCAGGGCGCCGGACGGATCGCGCACCGGCAGGCTGTAGCGCTGCTTCGCGGTGCCGCCGTCGGGGCCGCGGTCGAGGACGCACGCCCGCGCGTACTGCTCGTCGGTGAAGTTGCTGGCGCTGCCGTCCCAGCTCATGCCGACGCTCCGTTCATGCTGGCCGCCTCGACCGCCTCGGTGGCCGGCGTTTCGGCCTGCTCCTGCGCGAGCGGCGGGAGATCCTCGAGCTCGCGGATCTCGTCGACCGTCAACCACGCGGGCGCGACGCCGGGAGCCGGGGCGCCGAGCGCCCGCTGGTAGATCTGCGATCTCAGATCAGGGTCGCCGCGTAGCAGCCCGTCGAGGTCGAACGCGATGTAGGAGTTACCCGGAAGCAGGTCAGTGTCGCCGTTGAACGCCCGCTCGATCCTGGTGAGCCACGGCCGGATGCTGTGCTGCACGAAGTGCAGCGCCTCCTGTGACACGTTCGCGTAGGTGCGCTTCCCGCTCGACGGTTCGGCGTCGAGCATGTAAGAAGGCACCCTGAAGACTCGGCACACTTCCCTGGCGCTCAATTCCCTCTGCTGTAGGAATTGCTGGTCGTCCGCGCTGAATGACACCGGCGTGAATTTCACGTCGCCCGACAGGACCGCCGTGCGGAACATGTTCAACGTACCGCCGCCGTGGCGGGTGTCCCAGTTCTCGCGGATCTGCTCGATCGTGAACTCACTCTGCGGGTTGGGGACCTGCAGGATCCCGGAGGGTCTCGCGCCGTTCTGGAAGAACTGGTGGCTGCTCTCCTGCAAGTTCGCGCTGAGCGTGAGGGCCAGCCTGGCCTGCGACACCGGGCTGAGGCCGCGGAGGCCGATGTCGATCCCGCACATCGCTTTGATGTGCAGGACGTCCGCCGGGGTGAAGAACGTCTCCTGCTGGTTCGGCAGCCAGATCTGATATTGGATCTCCTCGCCGCGGAGGATCACCTGGACGACGTCCGGCGGCAGCAGGCTCAGGCTGACGATCTCGCCGCTGCCGTCGCGGAACTTGCCGATGAACGCGTTCCCCGCGATGTTGAGGTGGACCATGATCGACGAGAACAGGTCGCAGCTCGTCGAGCCGGGCGACGGGTGCGCGAGCAGCCGGCTGATGCGTGCGTCGGGGCCGACCGGCACCCGTCCGGCGCCCGTGTCGCGAAACACGCCGATCGGCAGGGACGCGACCGTGTCGGACAGAACTCGGACGCACGCATAGGCGTCGGAGATCTGCAGCGCGTTGAACTGGTCGGCTTCGAGAACCGGGTCGGTGGTGAGCGGGGCGCTGGCCGAGTAGTACGGCCATTGGACCGGCCTGAGGTCGCGGTCTTCGGTGTCCCTGCGGCGCCGAAATAGCCCCATTTGCAGGAATCCTACGCCAGCGTAGGATTTCGTCAATGTCCAGCTTCCCGGCGTTCTGCAGCCTGCTCGGCCTGGACCTGGAGCCGTTCCAGCGGAAGATCGCCACCGCCGCCGGCGGACCCGAGCGAGAGCTCGCCGTCCTGCTCCCTCGGGGGAACGGGAAGACGAGCCTGGTCGCCGCCTACGCCCTGCACCGTTTGATCACCGGCCCCGGCCACGTCTACGCCGCCGCAGCCTCCAGGGAGCAGGCCAGGATCCTCTACGAGTACGCCGCGCAGTACGCCCGCACGCTCGCCGACGAGAACATCGTCGACCGTCACCTCGAGCTCCGCTGGTGCCCGGACCCGCGCTACCCGCGCGTGTTCACCCGGCACCTCCGCGTCCTCGCTGCTGACGCGCCGCGGCTCCACGGTCTCACGTACGGCCTGGCGATCGTCGACGAGCTCCACGCCCACCCGAACGACCAGGTGTACCTGGCGCTCCTGACCGCGCTCGCGAAGCAGCCCGGCGCGAAGATGATCACGATCAGCTCGGCCGGCCAGGGCGCCGACAGCCCGCTCGGACGCCTCCGCGCCCGCGGGATGGCGCAGCCGACCGTCACCCGCCGCGGCTACCTGACCGACGCTCGCGGCCCCGGCCTCCGCATGCTCGAATGGGCCGTCCCGCAGGACGTCGACCTCACCCCCCGCACCGTCAAGCGCGCCAACCCCGCCAGCTGGGTCCGCCTGGAGGATCTCCGGGCGCAGCAGGAAGCCGTCCCCGACCTGGCGTTCCGCCGGTTCCACGCCGGCCAATGGACCGAACGCGCCAGCTACTGGCTGCCGCCCGGGGCGTGGCAGCGATGCGTCGGCGACCCGCAGATCCCGCCCGGCGCCGAGATCTACCTGGGCGTCGACGTCGGCGGCCAAAGGTCCGCGACCGCCGTCGCCTGGGTCACCCCGGAGAAAACTGCGGACACGATGTCCGGTGTTTCGCAGCTTCACACCGGCGTGTGGATCGGCCACGGCGACGAGGCCGTCATCGAGGCTAGGGATCTGATCCGCGAGCTCGGGCAGCGCCACCGGATCGTCGAGGTGTCGTTCGACCCGTGGCGCGCGGGGCAGCTCGCCGCCGAGCTCGAGCAGGAAGGCGTGCCGTGCGCGGCGTTCCCTCAGTCGGACGCCCGCATGATCCCCGCGTCGTCGAGGCTGCACGCGGCGATCGTCGAGCAGCGGCTCACCATCCCGGCGAGCGAGGAGCTGACGCAGCACGCCGCGAACACGGTCGCGAAGCACTCCCGCCGCGGGTGGCGGATCGACAAGCCGGACGACCGCACACCGAACGACGCGATCATCGCCCTGGCGATGGCGGTCGACTCGGCGGAGAACCGGCCCGAGCCCGTCCGGCTCCTGGGGTGGCTGTGATCAGCAACGCGCTCAATGTCCAGATGGACAATGAGGACGCTCCTGAGGTGTCTCAGGGCCGATGAAGCACCGGTGCGTCACCTGCCGCGCCGTCATCCCGGCCGGCTCGTCCTACTGCCGCCGGCACATGCCGCGGCACGGCTCGACGCGCGCGTGGCGGCGGACCCGCGAGCACATCCTCGCCCGCGACCGATGGACGTGCGTGCTGTGCGGGGCGCCGGCGGTCGACGTCGACCACATCATCCCGCTCGAGGACGGCGGCTCCGACCGGCCCGGCAACCTGCGATCGCTCTGCGAGCGGTGCCACGCGGATTCCCACCGATCCGACCCGCCGCTCGTCGCATAGCACAAAACCCCTGCAAAATGCGGCGTTTTTGCGTGACGCGGAGCGCGAGTGTCCGCGGCGTCCTGGGGAAAAATCGGTGATCCGCCGCGATCGTGCTGTGGTTTCTACAGATCGGCTGCCGAGCTCGCAGCGAAACGTGACTGCCTGTCACGTTTCCCGGCGGCGTTGAAATCCGGGAGGACCCTGGGGAGGGCCCTCGCTTGGGACCGGTTTCCAAGCGAGGGGCAGGACCAAGTTAGCGGACGCCGTGTCCGGTAACTCGCCCTACCGGCGTGGTCGATCGGGCGAAACTGCGGCAGCGCTGAGGAGGTAGCGTTACTACCTCCTGGCAGCGAGCCACGAAAAAGATAGGGGGGCCGATCACGAACGAGAAGGCCTCGCGGCCACTGGCGTGTGCCTGGTGTGCGTGCTGACGGTCCAGCCGCGCCGCCTGCTTGCATCTGCAAGCGCGGCGGCGCTGGTAGGTGCCTTTTCGCCCTCGTCCGCTTGCACTTGCAAGTCACGGCTGACGGTCGCTTCGTGGACGCCCACGACGTCGGTAGTGCGATGAGCGAGTCGGGGTCGTCTTGGAGCTGGTCGGCGATGTGGTCGGCGGCTTGGTTGATCTGGTCGACGGTGAAGAGGGTGAGGTCGTCGCTCATCGCCTTGTGGCCTTGTGGTCTTGTGGTCGCCCTAGTGTCTACCACAAGACCACAAGGCTTGTTTGAGGGGTTGTTGTCAGGAAATTGTCAGGGACGCGCGCCGTCGGCGTTTGGTATCAGGTTGGTATACGGCGGCGTCAGAACGGGCCGGTTAGCAGCGACTTTGGAGGTGCGGCGGGTGGGACTCGAACCCACACGTCCCGAAGGACAGTGCCTGTTGAGGGCACCGCGTCAGCCGATTGCGCCACCGCCGCGCTCGGCGGCAGTCTAGTCGTGGCGCGCCGAGCGCGGGAGCAACCGAGGCGTGTCCGGCCCGGCTCCCGACGCTCCAGAAACAACCGGCCGCCGGCGTCACCCGACAATTAGGGCGACCAGTTCGTCGATCAGGCCCGCCGGCGCCGCCACCGTCCCCGCCGGCTCCTCCCCGGTTGCCGTCAGCTCCCTGACCTCCAGGCCGGCCCGCGACGCGACGAGACCGCCCGCCGCCACATCCCAGCGGTTGAGCCCCCGCTCGTAGTACGCGTCGAACCGACCGCAGGCGGCCCAGCACAGATCGAGCGCCGCGGCTCCGACGCGGCGGATGTCGCGCACGCGCGGCAACACGCGGGTCAGGACCTCGGCTTGGCGCGCGCGGAGCTCGGCCTTGTAGTTGAAGCCAGTTGCCACCATGGCAACGCCTAGCGTCTCGGCCCGACGGTCGGGTTGCAG